TCTTCTGGTGTGTATGACTCTAATTTTTTAATAATATCTTTTGCAAGCTTATTCGCTTGCGGCCACACTTCAATCATTATAATCTTTCAACATATTGATATTATGTTCAAATGCAACATTAGCTTCTTCTGCTAATGATACATCTAGTTTTTGTCTTACGTTTGTAATTAATTGTGGTAAATTTTCAAACTGAAACATTCTATTACTACCAGGCAACAATTTAGCTAACATTTGTCCGCCGAACATATCACCCATATGTCTAACGTAGATATGAGCTAACATTTTATTAGCGTCATCTTTAATTGTTTCTAGATAATTGATATAGTTAATAGTTGAAGTATTTACTTTACCGCTGGATACAGATTCCCCTATCAATTCATAATAATCTAATTCAATTGCTTTTGCTCTTTTAATATTGTCTATACCTTTAAAAATACCTAGTCGTGAACCATGCCACTCTAAATTTTGATACAGTACTAGCAATTGATACAAATAGTCAATATATTTGTCTCTGTCAACTTGACCTTTGAAAATTGATTTAATAAAAGGTTGCTCTTCAGCTTCCTTGTGTTTTTCCGAAGTTAATTCTTTTAATGTACTCATAAACCTCCCATTCCACCGCTAGGTGGCGGAAATCCCAAATATTGTCTGTGGTCATATTTGTAATCTCTATACTTACCAAATTTATCTACATAATGTAGAAACGCTTGTGTTTGTCTTTCGCCTTTGTATTCATCTCGCCAATGTGGTAAGATATCACCCTTGTAAACAATAAGATCTCCTGGTTCTAAAAAGATAGGAAAACGCTCACCTTTTAAATTATCAAACCAAATTTCCCAAGGTTCAGGATCTACAGAAATATTAACAGTGGTTGAAAATTCGCAACTTGGTCTATCAGTATGTTCTGTCATTACTGCACCTTTATAATATATCCTAGCATAGGTATAAGTATTATAAAGTTTCTTACCTGTTATATCTTCCATCATTGGTAACATTTGTACAGATAATGTTTCGAAACAAGCCGCGGAATAATAAGCAAAACTATTTGTTACTTGGGTATCACCAAACATAAATTTGTTTTCCTCACTTTGACCACCCTTCATATAAGTTACTCTTTTTAGTAACTCAAATTCTAAATCTAGATGTTCTACTAATTGAGGTTGAATTGCGCCTCTTACAACTTCATATAGATTGTCTTTAAATGACATATTATTCCTTAATAAAAAAAGTAGGTTATTCTGTTACGAGGAAACCTACCGAAACCCTAAGCAGCGTTTAGGCTGCTAAAGCGAACTGTTCGTCGTTTGCATTTACGTTTTTTGCTTCTTCGGCCAAGTTACCTCAACCCTGCGGGTTTCACATTCCCGAGCTGTCTACTCTGTTACTAATTGCCCTGTCGAAACTATTCAGGCCCTTCAAAAAGATTCTTCCATCTGTCTAATGCTTCGAAGTAGCTAATCCAGACACATCCTTCACATCCTCTACCACAACAAGTAGTTGGCTCTTGTGGTCTTGGATAAAAATCCTTTTGGTGGACCTGGCGGGATTCGCACCCGCGTCCAGAACACCGTTCTCTTCGCTTCATACAGCTATAAAATATTAGTTAAATCTCCAACATGCACATAACCATCAACTTTTAGATTCGGATCACTAATACATTCTAGCAATACATGACGCTTATCGATATCTTCAGGATGAAAGTGTTTAACAACAAATTCATGTCCTCGATATTTGTCATAAAAAGGTTTGAATGGTGGTTTGTAAACCTTATCTAAAAATTTAACTTTTTGTGATAACATATTATATATTGTCTAGAATTGAAAATCTATTATATAGTTGATCTTTTATTATACTAGATCAACTTCCATTTCTTATATTCTGCTCTTAGCTCTTTAAATCCATCAATCCACTTGTTTCGTTTTTCTACAAACACTAATGGCTTTTCATCATCTACTGCTATGAGCACTACTAATTGTGGTACTGGTATTTTGGTCATCTCTTCGAAAGCAACAGCATATGCCGCACATTGCATAAAATAATCATGAATATCGTCACGATGTTTTATACGTCTAGATGTTTTGAAATCTATTACTGACATTTTACCATTGTATTCGCCTATACAATCCACAGTCCCTGCGACTTCCAAATGATCTGAATATAATGGTTGTTCTAAAGCGTGAATATTGTCAATGCTATGTAACACTGGTTTCATATTTTGCCACATCTCAACATCAAACATATTTGGAACGATTTCCTTGTTTAAAAGATATTGTTCGCATAAGCCGTGAATGCGTGTACCTCGGCTTGCTGCCTTGCTAGATATTTTGTTTGCTTCTTCCTCACCTACTTTTTTGCGCCATTCCATAATTGCTTGTTTTTTAAGCAATCCGGTGACAGTAGTAACGGATGGGTATGCTTTACCCGATGGTGTTTCATAAACACGGCTACCGTTATCAGCGGTAACCCGTTTTAGTTTAGGAAATTCAAGTTGTACATGATTAAACATAGGGTTTTAGATTTGGAGGTTTCCATCCTTCTGGTTTTAATATTTTACCATCTTCACGGCGAATTACTTTACCAGTTTTATAGTCAATTTTACTTAGATTGCTATCAGCAACTTCTTTCCAAGCACCCCTAACATCAAACCCTTTCATGTGACAATAACCTAGGATAACCCAGATCATATCCATACAAGCATCTAATTGCTCTACATCGTCACGCATAACTGTTGCTTGGCAAAATTCATCATATTCTTCAGCAATCAAATCGCGATATAAATGAACATTTTCCTCACAAGGTTTTTGTTCGCACGCTTTCAAAAACACATCCACATCAAGTATCATTGACATAATTTACCTTTATTAGCCAGCCAAAATTTCTAAATTGTGTTCGTAATGTTTCTTACGATCTTCTAATCCTATTGTACCACCATTGATCCTCTTTGTCAATAGTAATATATCCTTATTATCTGCAATAGCATTCAATTTGTTTTTTGTCCAAAACCAGCAAGCAGATTCAATAGCACCATCCATTGTTTCGCAATAATGAACAGCATCTTCTAATGTTAGCCCAATAGAATTAGCAAATGCTTGGTAATTTAATTTGCCTGTGAGTTGGATAGCGCCGCGACCTCTGTGTGCATAACCATCACCTGAAGCTTCGGGTCCGTTACCCATTCTGTTTGCGTAAATTCTGTTTGCAATCTTTTCAGGCTTGCGCTCATATTCTTTTGCTAATGCCTCTGTTGGAAAATACTTTTTAAACAATCCTAACAAGCCTTTAGCACCATAATTTAAATTTTCTTGTAGTATAGTAAAGTCTAAAGACTCATGACCACACTGTGCTAAAAATGCAGCAACTCTCTCAACAGTTGTTATCTCATACTTCGGCAACACATTTTCAAGTGCCTCGAATAAGACAGGGATGTTCTTATTTCTAGATAAACATTGCTGTAACTTTTCTTCAGTAAACTCAAACTCAAAACTCATTTTATTCTCCTTATACTTCTATATAATTTCTATCTTTAGTAAACCAAATTGGCATTGTATATCTAGTACCAACAACTGTACTAACGCCGTGACTATATTCGATACCTGCGGGATATAGTGCCAATTTGCCCTTCATAGGTTTAATAAAATGTGGTCCGTGCCCAGGAAAGAAGGTTTCGCCTCCAGCAAAATCATCGTTCAAATATAATACTCCGGAATAATTCCTCCAAGAACAGAAATTAGGATTTCCTTCTTGATCGCAGTTGTCTGCGTGTAAAATCATACCGGAGCCACTTTCCCAAGAAACCAAATCTGTGTAATCTGGATATAGATACTCTTCGTTGAATACTTTTTTTGCTACGGCTGTTGCATCAAACTTAAATGCATTAACCCAGCGTTTAATTGTGTAATCCTGAATGTTACTGTAATCTATAGTTTTACCGTTGAATAATCTATTGCGCCCACTTACGTTCATCTTTGGTCTCGTGCTAAACCAAGCAACTATTGTGTCGCATAAATCATCTGGCAAAAAATTCTCAAATTCATAGATTTGATTGTCTCTCATTTTAACTCCTAATTTGTTTCATATTTATTTTCATATTCTAGTCTCGCTAATATATATTCCTTAACTATAGAAGATCTTACAATGTCACCTGTGCCGAATTCAAAAGTCTTAAAACTTGGCATCATGTCTGCAATTGCCATAAACTTCTTTAATCCAGACATATCGGTCTTTTTGTATAAATCAGTTTGTCTAAAGTCTCCACAAAATATGATCTTTGACCGTGGCCCTACTCTGGTCATTATGGAATTCAATTCCATGTCAGTCATATTTTGACACTCATCTACAATTATGATAGAATTACTTAAAGTGATACCTCTAACAAAAGAGGTTATCATAAATTGTACTGCCTTTTGCTCTACAAGTCTTGTATATGCGTCTGGCCTATCAAATAAGTCTTGACAAATTTCTACATATGGTGCGGTATATACTTCTGTTTTTTCTTTCTCGTCTCCAGGCAAATGCCCGATTTCCCTACTAGGTACTGCTGATCTAACTATTACTATCCTTTGATATTGATTTCGTTTATCTAAAACCTCATCTAATGCATGGTATAACGCTATGTATGTTTTTCCTGTTCCTGCAACTCCGTGTAACAACGAAACTTTCGATTTCTCATATGCATCAAAAAACCCTTTCTGATTGTCAGTTAATGGCTTAATGGTCTTCATATCTGATAAACATAACTTCAACTTATTATTAGTTATAGTAAGTTGGGGTGTTTGATTATTTTGAATCTGAAGGTTAGTTCTTGCTTTTGCCATGTGCGTCCTCTTTGGATAGTACGAAATGAGGACAATTTCTAAGGATTGTCCTCCCGGTTTTTAAAGTGGGATACTAGCATCATATAGTTTAGCGTCTGCTCAATTTATCTGAAAGATTAGCTTGACGACCGTTAGTCGAATTAATCTTAGATAAAACTTCCCTAAATCCGTTGTCTATAGTTCGTACGCCTAAACGGACAGGGTCGCCGAAGGGAATCGGCGTTGTGTGGTGAGATTCGTATTTGGTAGAATTGCAGGTAGGGCAATGTTGATTTTCCCTTTCCGAAATTCGACACATAACTTCAAAAATGTTTGAACATTCAGAACATTTGAAATCGTACATTGGCATTAATTAGCTCCTAATACAATTATATATTAAATTGTAAGTTTTAATTTGGATGAGGAATAGAATCCACAATATTTGTCAATGATTGATCAAATGTGTACTTAGGTGTCCATCCAAGGTCGTTTCCTATATTATTTATGCTAGGAACACGACTTGTAACGTCTTGATACCCTGCACCGTAAAATTCTCCGCTAGATTTAACACTAATTGTAGCTTTTTGTTTAGTTAATCCTGCATCTTCTAATTGATCAATTACTTTTAAAGCAACTTCTCTTACAGATAGATTATTCCATGGATTGCCTACATTATAAATTTTACCATTAGATATTTCTTCATTTAGAAGAATTTCTTTTAACGCTGCGACGCCATCTCTAACATCTGTAAAGCATCGTTTCTGATGACCACCATCGACCAATGTTACTTCACCCCTAAATAAAGCATCTCCGATTAATTGTGTAATTAATCTTGAAGAACCTTCTGATGTTGCTTCTAATGTATCAAGATAGGGACCTACCCAGTTAAATGGTCTAAATAATGTAAAGCGAAAACCGTCTCGTTGATTCATTGCAAAGATTACACGATCAAGTAATTGTTTGGAGCAAGCATAAATCCAACGAGAATACTTAATAGGACCATATACCAAATCTGTAGTATCTTCGTCAAACGGTGCTTCACCTTTACCATACACTTCAGAAGTAGATGGAAATAAAACACGCTTACCTAATTTTTGTGCCAATTTAATTACGCGAAGATTTTCTTCAAAGTCTAATTCAAACACGCGCATTGGTTGTTCAACATATAGCTTAGGTGTAGCAATAGCAACAAATGGTAATAACACATCGCATTCTTCAATTAACTTATCAATAATATTATGATCTTCCATGATATTCAATTGATGGAATTCAAAACGATCATCCTGTGGTAACATATCGGTGCGAGTCTTGTACTTGTCGACACCTACAATTTTTACATCGCTAAAACGATCATCTGCTAAAATCGAATTACTCAAGTGATATCCGATAAATCCATCGGATCCTAAAATTAAAATTTTCATCATAACCTTTCAAGTCGTATTTTCTTTTCATTAGAAACAATCTCATTAATCATTTTACTCACGGTGTCTTCACCTCTAGAGGACAAAATAATTTTTTGCTTGTTTCTTTTACTTTTCATTGTCATACTGTTCATAGCTTTAGTAATAATAAACTCGCCAGTATATAATTCTGTTTCTATTTGTATTTTCAATCTTCTTTGAAATTGCTTCGAAATGTTTACTGTAGAAATATCATCTATAATATACTCACCGTATTCATTATGGTATATTTCGACATTTTTATTTTTTAGATATGAATCTAAAGACGCAATGTGATAAAGATATTCAGAAACAGTATTTCTTTCAATACCCCAATTATAAGTACATTTTATAACTTTGTCAACATCTAAACCAGATGTTAATTGGTCAAAAATTATAGAATATCTATGTTGTGATAAAATATATGTAGGTATAACTTTAACAAGTGCAGATGCTTCTTGTTTTTCGGCACTACTTGAAAATCCTTTTTCAACATATATCTTAGTGGGCTGTAACTCTAAGCAATCTTTAAGATCACTTAGATGTTTGTCTGTTGCAGATGCGATGTAAATAGGTAATCCCCGATATGAGGCTTTTTTAATGGCCTCTCGGGAATATGTATTTTCTGATTTTTTGCTACCAACATAAATGGGGGTAATTCTGTGACTCAACAATTTAGAGCCTAAAACTCCTGCCCATTTACCGGTACCATAGATTATTGCATGCAGAGTATTTCTCCTCGATGTCCTCTACTTACTAATTTAGCTTTAATGTCATCAAATACATTCCATGCTACAACAAAAACAAGTGCATCTTTATCTAAATCTTCTGGGCTAGTAATTAACTTATCTGTCCCTGGGAAATAGTAGCCTTGTTTTAACTCATTGTCGTCAACAACACCTGTTAATTTAGAATTAACTAAATGTAATGTATATAATGATGTTACTGCTTTTGCTGCAGCACCATACGCAACAAATGGTCTATCATTTAATAAAGCTTTCATTCTATCTTCACGATCAGAAATATATTGCTCTACATCTTTTTTAGTTTGATCCCAATCTACATTAGGTTTATCAACATTAGATGTGCCAACTAATTTTCTAGCATAAATTCTAAAACTAATACCATGTGTGTTAACTGCGATATGTTTTTCTACAATTAATCCAGCGCGCTCTAATAGTTTAGAGAATGAATATGGTGAATAGTAATCAATGTGTTCGTGATAAACATTATCTAAGAACTTGCCGCTTAGAATACCCGACTGGTCACCACACTCTACAACTAACACACCACCTGGTCTTAAAGCATTAGAAATAGCTTTAACAACATCTAATGTATCAGGAATATGTGCAAGAACATTATTTGCCAAGATAAAATCAAAGTTGTTTTCCCATGCTTGTTTTTTAACTAAAGATGTAGTAAAGAAATCTGTAATTACAGGAATATTTTTACTTGTATGTTCTTCAATTAAGAATTCCGATGGTTCAACACCAACAACATCCATGCCGTATTCTTCTTTAAATTGTTGTAGCAAATAACCATCGTTGCTACCAATTTCAAGAACTTTATGTCCGCTATTGCCACCAAACATTTTACAAACATCTTTAGCATAGCTTTCAAAATGTTTTCTAAATGAAGCTGATACTCCAGATTTATACTTGTATGTTGAAAATACGTGGTCTGGGTCTGGAGCAGATGCCAATTGCATATGACCGCAATCAGAACAACGATTTAGTTCTAATGGGTGTCTGTAAAAATCTGGTTCAGAGAAAAGAGCATTGGCTACCGGAGAATTCGGTAATGCTAGCCAGTGCTTTAGATCATTACTGCCGCAACAACGGCAAACATCATACTTCAACATATTGTTCGTGCAATGGTGCAATTTTTACAATATCTTCATCATATGTAGTTGCATCTCGCTTGTGTTCTGAGATAACTACCATGATAGAATCAGTTTCAAAAACCATCTCATGGTCAATCATAGGACCCGTCTTGAACATATCACCTTTGCTATAGTGCTCACGATGGATCTTTGTTTCACCATGGTTGCGCCAGTAGAACATCATTTCACCTGATACTAGATAGCAGGTATGTGTGTCTGTTTTGTGATAGTGATTGGCACGAAGTGCGCCTGGCTTAGACCAAATCATTTGGACATTAGCGTCGCCATGTGTAAGGGGGAGAATTGTGCCGCGGTCGTCTGTGTAGCCTTGCTCAACCGGTACTCGATGTGTTTCTGTCATAATTGCCTTTCAATTAAATTCATACCAAGATGGTATAGTTCTTTTTTTCCAATTCGCTAAATGCTTTTTAGCACCTACATAATAATTTATATACGATTGTATTGAGTTATTTTTAACTCTATATTCTTCTGGCATTGCAGGTGTAGGTTCAGTAAATCCTACACCTTTAGGAATATGTGTTGGTGGCGCGCGTAATGCATCTATTAGTCGAGCAGTCGCATGAATTTTACCATACCTATAAGTATATTCGTTTAATACTGCAATTAATAATTTATATAACCATTCATAATTTTCATAAGAATGTCTTACCCAAATTGCTGAAGGATGATTGGCATGAGTAGAACGGTACAAAGTATATTCACGCTCATCGGAAAGAATGTATTTGGTTTGTTTGCGATTAGTTTTACTGACACCCACAGATTGAGTACCATCAAGAATACGATGAGCAGTAGAAAGAAGTTGAGCATATTCGAGAATCATTTTAACGACATGCTTGTCGTTATGTAGTTCAGCACAAGTTTTAGGGTCATGATGTAAATAAAAAATATTCATAAAGTTTCTATAGATTTCAATATGTCTGCAATTATTTGTCTAGACTTATTTGACAGTAGACTTGAAGATTTTGCCTCGACTAAAGCTTTAATAACAGTCACAGGATCATATGACTCTAAAGTTTTATCAGTAACTTTTTCGGGCAAGTTGCCGAAAATATTTAACGCAATAACTGTCAAAAGAATCTCATCCTCAGTATAGAGGGGTATTTTATACCCTTTAAATAAAGTTCGTCTCTCTGGAAATCTATAAATCTTTGCGATCATAAAAGCACCTTTGCTTTTTATTTATGCTTACTTTACAGATTTACTTGCCTCTGCCGTACTTTTATCTTCACGTAATTCAATAAATCTAGGTAAGAACAAACTCTCACTTTCGCCAGATCGTTCTTTAATACGTGCATTATAACGTACAGTAATAATTTTTCCTATTACTTTTTTGTCAAACTCTGCTCGTTGTTCATCCGAATAACCAGAGCCAACATTAACACGAATAACACCGTCACTTGTTTCGCATACTAGTGCACCTAAGCGACCTTTGTTTTTACCAGTACCTTCTTCCCAGTCAACTACCATCAGATCACATTCAAGTTCTCCCTTGAACTTAATTTGATCTTTAGATCGACGATCTTCCCAAATACCTGTTTTGGATTTTAGAATAGTACCTTCTTGACCTTCTGCTAAGAACTTCTCAAAGATTTTCTGTGCTTCATATAATGTGTCTACTTGCTTAGTCCATACCAAATCCACATAATGTCTAAATTGGTCAAAATTAGATTTAACGTGTGAAATACAATTATTGAGTTTACCTAATCTTACATTGTACGGCTCTTTATCAATACCTTGTTTGAATGAAGCATATGGAATAGCATCCCACAATGTAGCTCGTACATTTTCTGCTTCAGTCTGACTCATTGTACCTTTAATTGCTTTAGATAAAATGCCGTTACCTGTTTGTCTATTAACTGGTTTACCTGCATAATCTGCAACTAATAGTTCACCATCAAATACCATATCATCTTTATAGAATTCTGCCATTTTAATAAATGGTACAGGGAATGATGGATTGGGAATAGTTAATTCTTTACCATTGCGTGATCTAAATTCTACTACGCCG